GTAATGTCCCCTATCCTATCCTTATACTTGCCAATGACCTCGATGTCCATCAACTCTTCAACTCGCTGTCTGAACCTAGGATCTCGCAAATACTCCATCCACCTCGTAGCTTGGAATTTCTGCTCTTCCCCATTGTCATAGACAAGAGTATACCAAGCTCCGCTTTGCTTAATAAACTCTGAGCCCTTGATCGCCTCAAACCATGACTCTTCGTCCATGATCCTAACCTCATCATCGCCCCAGGTAATCTGGAAGGTGCACTGGCGTCTCTCTGTCCCAAAACGAGACTTCTTTAGAGTTGCCTTAACCTCAGAGCCAATCGTAAAGCCGTTCTCGTCAGTAACAAAAGCAGACTTTGACTTACGCTTGGTCAACCAAATACGAAGAGAAGACGCATATACAAGTGACTTGCCACCCGGCGTGGTGTACGGCTCTGACATGACTTCGATTTTCTCTGCGTGAGTAGAAGCGATCTTCTGCTTAAGCTGGTTTAGGCACAGTAAGGTGCATTCTGCGTTGGCTAGAGGGATAGTGAGCTTCTGAAAGGCGAGAGAAAGCGTTCTTGCCTTTTTGCCGACACTGGCGTTTGGATTGAAGCCCCCTTCTTTGTCTGAATCTGTCGGAGTATTTGCAATAGAATCCCAGATAAATAGCATTCTTCGCTCCATTCCGAGAAACTCCTCAACCATCTCAAGCACCTGCTCAACGGTAATGGCCTGAATATACATAAAGCAATCTGGATCTGTGTTAATCCCAGCTTTCGACAGAAAAGCAGGGTCGATGGCACTTTCTGAGTCGAAGTAGACTACATAGATGCCCTGCTTTTGTGCCTCTGCAGCAATGCAAGCTGCCATATAACTTTTACCAGTTGCTGAAAGCCCGGCGATTTCCGATATCTTACCAATAGGAATGCCAGCCTTCTGGCCCTTACATATAATTGAATCTAGCCATCGAGAGCCAGTTGGGATCCAACCCTTGACTTCTGTAGGATTCTCTTGATTCAAGTCGTGAGCGACCTCCATACCATACTTCTTATTTAGTCTCTTCATCATGTCGCTCATAGAGACATTGCCTGTTTTAACCTTTCCTCGTGCCATACTAGCTCCCATAAAAAAAATATGAGGCACCTGTAACCCGTGCCTCCCTGCGGTATATTAGTATAATCAGTTGCTAGTGGTTTCGCCAGTAACAGTGACCTCTAAAATTTCATTGTTATTAATCTCCTGGTCACTCTGCTCAGTTACGATTGTAGCTGGTACGGTGGTGGACTCAACCGTTTCTGTCTCAGAGTTAGTCGCTACCTGAACTTCATCACCGCTTGCCTGAAAGACAAAGGATGCGAAGGCGAAGGAAACAACTGCTGCCAGTGCCATTCTAACGTACCCATTACTAAAAATTTCAGATATGTTCATTTTTACTCCTTTTCTGAAAGTGGGACATCTATAACCCATGCCCCCCTGTGGTGTTTACTTTACTCTACGGTACCTGTGTCTGTAGAACCCGTGTCTGTAACCGCTGTATCGCCGGTCTCCACTGGGCTTGTAGGTGTCTCAGTCTCTTCAGTAGTCTCGGTTTCCTCAACTACCTCAGTGTCCTCGGAGGAGGTATCGGAAGTATCCTCTCCATCCTTTGAGGAACAACCAATAAGAAACAGCCCACAAAGAATTGTCCCTAGGTTTAGAGACTTATATACATTTGTAATCACTTTTTTTTACTCCATTAAAGATAAAAAGACACCTATTAGAAAAGCTTTTGTTCACTTTTCAGCCCGTGCCTTCCTGCGGCGGGGGGAAGTTTAGAACGGAACTTCTTGTCCTAGAAGCTCATTCAGCTTTTGATCCACAGAAGACTTGCTAGGAGAACTTCCGTAGCGTTCAGTCTCTCGGCCTTCAGACGCATCTGCTTCTCCAGCCAACCACTCATCAAGCATCTGGCCAACCTCTGCTGGCGTCTTGCGAGAGTCTGCGAATGCAGCATCAAAGTCAGGAACTCCATTGACCCACTCTGCGGTCAAGTCTGCGTTCGTGCTAAGTGGCGACGGACGACGACGTGGCGTGATGTTTGTCTGCGGGAAGGACGCTCCAGGCGGCTTTCCGTACTTAATCACAAGATCAGTTCCAGAGTCTGGGTCAGTAATATCGCCATAGTCAGGGTTCAGGGCAAGGCTGATAAGCTCCTTGTAGGCCATCTTACCGTAGCCCCAAAGGCGAACTCCCTTCTCCTCCTCACCACGAACGATTACTGGTGAGAAGAAACGCTGGCGTGCCATAAGGTTCTTTGCCATCTTTACAGAATCCTCTGTGCCCTCGTTGAAGAGCTTTCGAACGAAATCATTGAGAGGATCATCCTCACCAAAATTACGCTTTGGACTCAAGAAACCACGGTTGTTGCCGAGGTTGTAGTGGAACCAGAACTCCTTAAAGGGATCTCCGTCCGCTACTGGAAGGATACGAATGGTCTGCTCACCATCGCTAGGCTTCCAAAAAATACTCTCCTTGCGAGCGTTCTTGCCCTCAAGTCGATCCATCTTAGCACGCATCTTATCTAGATTAATAGCCATTTTCTTTCTCCTATTTGTTAGATTTGGGTGGCTACCCTATAGTCGTGAGAGCTAATATTCTCTCACGCTAAACTTGTCAAACTAATTTATTTTCATCATATTGGAAAGTAAGAAGCTCTCCACTCTGGGTGTTATAGTTAAACACCCTGAAGTTTTTTGCTTGCAGGTCCCAGACAAGCTCTCTACCAGGTTCCTGTGTAGGAGATGTTCCTGTCCCTGTCGTTCTAGCATTGAGGAATCCTGGCTTTGCCGCCTCAAGATCTTCTAGCTTTACAAAATACATTTTTCTAATTGTTCCATCGTTCTTAACGAACGATCCTAAATATGCTTTCACTATTCCCCCTGTACTTTGGAAGTCCGGAATCTACAGTATCCGAACTCTGTTTCGTACTCAGTGGAGTATAACCGGTATGAGATTTTTGTCAAGGAATTTTCTTTTTTGTGTTGCATGCTCTCTTCGATCTCTGCTACCAAGTTAGACTCACTAAGTAGTTTACTATTGCTAAGAGCATAAAAATATTCCTTCTCTCTTACCAGGTCTAAGTCGTAGAAGACTTTCTCCTCCGAGTTCGTGATATCTAGTAGCCCGATAGTTGAAATCCTGCAAACATTTTCTTTTTCTTCCAAGATTCCGTACACATGCTTAGATCTCTCAAAAACATTAATAAAGTGAATTGTAGAAGAAATCATTTCGTTTATCTTAGTGAAGTAACCTATGACAGGAAGATTGCCAATCATATTTGCGATCTTTTGGTTACTTATCAAAACCACCTCGTCAATCAGACCTGACCTAGCATACTGCTGCAGAACCCCAAACGCAACCTTTTCTAGCTTCTTTTTTGTACCGGTAAGGTTGTTAACCTTAGGCTGAATATAGAATAGGGTAATTTTCTTGTGCTTAATCTGCTGTAGAATAGCAAGGCTCGCTGCAGACACTAAGCCAGAACCAACAACGAAAAACATAACTTCTTCTCCAAGATCAGAAAAGAAGTCAGTCATATCAGGCACTACTTCTTCGGATTCTTCAGGAGTAGAACTGCTCTTTAACCTAAAGAACTTTCCGTCTCTTTCCTCAGTATCAATTTTATACAAACTGTACTGAGGATACTTTGAAAAGCACTCTACAATATTACAAGCTGCTGTACCTAGTCCAATAATATCCATTTATAATCCTCAGTCCTTTAACTACTTCATGCTTCCAAAATCCTTGCCAACAGAGATATTGGCAAGAAACTTTGTGCTTCTAAAACTAGAAAACTGCTCTTTAATATCTAGTAGCATATCTATATCTTCTTCTGCTAGGTCGATAACTATTGAGTCGTGTATGGTAAACGCAATATGTGACTTCTTCCCCTTCAACATATTATGCAGCTTCACCATCTGCCTGAGCAAGATATCAGAGGCAGTGCTCTGGATTAGGTATGAGAGGGCGTGAAACTTATCAGCCTCTATCGTTCTACCAAACGGGTTGGTAATTTTGGAACCATCCCAGTACTTATCAATAATTTCCTGTCTGTTGTAAGCTCGCTCAGATAGGTGGTCATTCGATTCCAGGTTGTAGAGCCAAGAAAATATCCTTGTCTTAGCTTCTGCTCTTGTGCCGAGTCCTCGGTATACGTTCTCGATGTTCCATTCGTGGATGTCTACAGATGGCTGCTCCTTGTCCATCAGAAACAGTAGGACTCTAAGTTCAAAGGCATTGTAGTCAAGTTCAATAAATCTATCGTTTGTTGGCTTAACGGCAGATCTGAATTCCTTGTTCAAGTTCAGGATTGGGAAGCTATTTGGCCTACTAGTCAGCCTACCAGTACGGGATCCAAAGATGTTGTATCTGACATAGGGTGCTGCTGCTCTAACGCTTCTAAGTTTGTTCTTTGATGAGAATCCCGCAGCCGTTCTTAAAGTTTCTCTAAAGTCTAGGTTTAGCTGCCTATGAGAAATCTCTTGGCACACTTCGTGAAGGCCCTTGAGAAAGAGATAATCTGACGGCTTTTCAACATTGTCAAAAACATACTTTGAGATTCTATTTTTGATGTCACAAAACCTCTTCAAGAAGTTCTCTGGAACCAGATCGTAAAAGCAGTGTTGGGTCATATCAAGTTTCGATTCTATCATCGATGTAGAGTAGGCTCTCAACAAAGACAGGCATTCGTCCAACTCAGTCTTAAGATGCTCGGGACAAGCGTCCGTCAAATCCTCCTGAGCGTAGAGGTATGCATATTCGATATCCTTGCCCTGGAGATAAGCTGGAGCGGTCCATGAATGGGTCATCATGTCACTGTATTCCTTGGTAAGCTCGCCGTCAAAGTAGTAAGCTACACATTCTGTCTTATCGTCTAGAGTCTGGAATAGCACTATCACCTCAGTATAGAGTGTTTCTTGAATCAACTACCGACCTGTTTAACAAATCCTGCAGGTCTTGTCCAGAAGTTTTATCGTCATCCAAGCGCATTTCTTGTTTTATCTTCAAGCTGTTAAAAGCACCAGGGTCGTTTAAGAATCCTATAAATTGATAATCAATGTATTCTAAAGCTCTCTCAATACTTTCACTATTCAGATATGAAATAGCATTCTTCTTTAGTTCTTCTAGTAATGATTGATTATATCTATTGTTTGATTCATAGTTTCTTATATCAGTATATAGATTAATTCTATATTGAACATTGTAGTTATTGATTAGTTCATAATCTGTTACAATCTTTCTTTTTTGTACATATCTAAAGATTTTGTTTGTCTTTTTATCTATTGTTTGTTCTTTTCTTATGTTTGGTCTTAGTCTTACAAATCTATTATAGAACTTTCTCAGATATTCCATTAAATAAACATGATCTCTTCTATAGACAGGGTCATAGTAATCCGAAAATACATCTTGTGAATTTGTTCCATAGATATCCATGTATTTTTCCATTTCCCCAGAGCCCAAGTTAGCACAAAGCCTGGTGGGAATGTTGTAATCAAGCATAAACCCATGCTTGATGCAGTTATTCATTATAAATCTATAGTTTGGCCTGTCGATGATACTAGAAACTTTAAAACTATCGTCGCCTGAGTCTATTTGTACCAAATCTACAAATAGACCTGTGGTCTGTGGGCTAGCAAGCCTGCTGGCTATAAACCCTGTCAGCGTCAATGGGGTAATTTGATCTGTATTCTTTACATCTTCAATAAAAAATGAGATAAAATCATCAAAATCTTGTATCTCTTCGTTTTTTCTGATCGCTTTAGCATGAACTTGGTCTCTGATCCTTGTCATGTGCAGGTCGTACTCTGTTAAAAGCTGCTTATGACCGTTCAGGGGGTTGATTTCTGATAAAAACTCATCGTTTTTCTGAATTTTGCTGGCTGTGATCGCTCTTTTGTGCTCTTTTATGAAATCGTCAAGGGCATGCGCCGCAAAGTCAACGAGAAACAGGGCGCTTCCCTCAACAGAGTTAACTTGTCGAAGCTTTTCTTCTTTCAGCATCATAAAGCGGTGACTTCTATCAATCTTTCCATAGTACATGTTCTCTATGAACCAAAAATTCCTAAACAAGCCAGGATATTGTTGTCTCAATGACTTGGGGATGCCTTCATTGTTGTACTTTCCTCTTTCATTGAAGAGTTTGCGTGTGTTTGGCTCGGTGTTAGAGCCCCGGAACTTTCTATAGCTCATGAACCACCTCCAGTGCTAGGGGACTTAGTTATTTGTCCACCCATAGAACTAGCTAAGTTTACTATTTCTTTCTCTAGGTCTGCACACTTAAGTATAGGTGTGTCGCCGATACGAGCACCAGGGCTCATGATGGAGCCAAGTCCATCTCCACTGGTGGTAAACAGGCAATCTAGAGTAGTTGTATAGCCAGTCTGAGAGATTGAATGGTTTACGCTTATCACAACGTGATAGCCGCCAAGCCCCATGATGTTAGCATTTGAGTTTCTTTGCCCTGGATCTCCAAGTAAGTCAGAACCAAGCCCTCTTGGGTTGATGAAAAGCTGGCACCCTGGGTAAAACAAGTTGTTTCCATACATAGTCACAGTCGAGCGATAAACATTTGATAGCTGCAGTTCAGGCTTAAAATCGCTCTGTTCGAATCTCGCTTCCCTAAGGAAAGGTTGGTTTGTGGCAGAGAACTCCATGGACTTCACTAATCCTCTGTCTAGCGCTGTAGTGGCATGAAATATCCCGTTCGACAAATCTCTCTCATACCTGCTAGAAAAGTTGCTTGTCTTTTCATCAAACGCCAGCCTCCTTGGCTCTTTGCCGTAAGCATAGATAACAAAAAATTCATAACTTCTATCTAGACTCTTCTTGTTAAAAGAATCAAAAACAAACTTTGTTGTTCCGTTATTCTTCCTGTTCTTTCTACCAAATATGCCATTACTGTCTTCCTTTGGTATTGGTAAGTTCTTGCCGTACTCATCTAGGTCTAGATACGAACCGTCTCCAATCTTCTCACCAATTGGATCTCCACCGCCAGCGGTGGAGTCTGCGCTGATTTGAGCACTGTCTAGAAGTAGGTTAATCCTGTTATCTCCGCTATTGCACTCGGGACCAAGCGCCTCGAACACTAGATCCTTCATAACATCTCGCATGAACAAGAGCAAAGGATATGTATTTTTACGATTCTTTATGACCTTCTCTCTCATAAAATCAGAAAAAAGTTCAACTGATACGGGTATGTCTGCTATATTTAGCATGACTTGCCCGTCTTCTCGGAGAGATGGGGTGTCAAAGGGCGCAGGCCCCAAGACAAATCTTATATTCCCAAAGTTAATTCTTCTAATATTAGATTTTGAGTTTGCGGTTTTATCTAGCACGTTGTTAACTGCCACTGCATACAAGTCGCCCAAGAAGAAGTAGTTTATCTTTCTTGTGCCTGGCTTTAAAATGTCAACATATTTTAGAGGATTTGTGTCTTCGCAACCGTAGTTAACAATATTGAATTTTATTTCAGGGTCGGACACTGCATCGTCCTTTTCAGCCGTTTCTGTTACCGCTTCAGCAGACTCAATATCAGCAGTATAGATGCAGCCATTTTCTGTTAGCTCTCTTAGCAGAGACAGGTAAGCCTGCTCCCTTTCAGCTTCTATAGTTTGTTCGTATATTTTCCTTAGTTGTTTGATGCTATCATCTGTGCAATCTGTATTCTCCTTGCTCTGTTTAAGGGAGATTCTCGCAGCTGATATTTCATTTATCTTCTTCTTCCTTTCATCTCTCTTGGCCACGACCCCTTCATCAAATAGCACATCAGATCTCTTATCCAATAGAACGGACTCAACACGAGCCCTAAAGTCTAGCACTAGTCTAACCGAACCATCATCTTCGAATTGGAACTCATGCTTCGTCAAAACTAGAAACATTTCTACTTGATTGTCTTTTATAGCAGAACTCAGATCATCTGACAGTAGCCCACCACCGCCTGTTGCTCCCCAACCAGCTCTCACTTTTATTTCATAAAAGTTTGGATTAAATTCTCTTATCTTCTTGTTTGTCTCCTCTTCTAATATATCCCTGTAATTTGGCTCAGCGAGAACAAGGTCAATGATTCGATAGCCGCCCTCAAGCGGTCTGCCATCCTGGTCCACACCCTGCCTAACCTTGAACATCTCATTAAAATTCTGCCCGTATATAACTAGCTTAGCTTCAATGTCCTTCTTGGCAGTTGCAGGCTGTACTCCCTTGAAATTAAACGTGAAGCTCTCTATACCCACGCCCACGCCTCTTTGGAGTTGGCTGTTAAGCATACTCTGTAAGTCCAAGACGGGGTCGACATAGGTCGAAAACTGCATCTCGACTTCTCTTGGTGTCTTGCTTGATCCTTCATAATATTGCTTATAGAGACGGACAGAGGGGGTTAACTGTGACAGCTGATAGTGTCTTATGTCTAGGAATTCAGTACACCCTTTCGTCAAGCGCAACCTATTCATAATAGTCCCAGGGTCTGTTGTAGAAAGCTTATGTATATTCTTATATTTTATATCTCTCCTTCTAGTTGTGTATCCCGGATACTCTACATGAAACCAAGGAACAGGGTCGGGTGCTTTACTTTCGTCCACTATTCTTTTGATATTTTGTATCAAGAAACATTGGTCATCGTAGACGGGCCTGTCCTCAACTTCTTTTTCGCCGTCTTCCGAAACCTCCTGTTGTTCTTCCTCTTGCTGTCCAGCTGCTGCAGCTTTTAGGTTTTCTAGCGTTTCCTCATCTAGAGAGCAAGCAGATATTGGGCTGCCGTCACATCCCGGTACTGTCTTCTCTCCCGCATTACAAGGAACGCCCTTCTCAGCTAGTAATTTATTGAATGCTTCTTGAGTTTCACATCTCCATATGCCGTCAACACCGTACCGGGGCAGAACTGTACTTGGCTGGTCTTGTCTTCCTTCCGGGTCCAGTTCCCTTATCATTAGAGTCTGGAGATCTTTTACTCTCTGGTCTCCTAGTCCTGGCCCAACAGGGTTAGTGCTCGATGCTAGCCCTTCTTCATTGAAGGTTCTATCAACACGGCTACTGTCGTCATTGCCAGTCCCATAACCAAATGGCTCAGAAACGTCAATATCGTAATCTGACAGGTCTACGCCAGGCGGAAGATCTTCTGTACTTGGTCTATCTGGCTGTTTTTCATCTTGTCTCGTATCTGTGCTGGGCCCTGACATCCTTAAACTCCGAGGTAACTTAGAACCCTATCAATCGGGTGTGGTATATAGATAACGTCTCCATAGCTTACATTGGCCTCTGTTGGTCTCTTGTTAAACCAAGCTATAACCCACCAGAGTCTAGAGTCTCCGTAGTGATCGAATGCTAACTTATAGTATCTATCACCTGTTTTCCAAACATGATTTATAATGTTTAATGATGCTATCTGCTCTCTCGTAGGATGCTGTAACTCTGGCGTAACGTATTGCCTAATCCCTGAAACCTCCCTTTCCTCAAACGTAGCTTCATAGAATTCATCTTTGTTAAAAACTATTTCTCTTCCAGAGTATCTAGACATTAATCATTCCCACCTAATATTTCGTTAATCGCAACTTCTTGAATAGCTTCGCCGGTATCAAAATCACCAATGAATGCAGTCGAGCCCCTTTGAGATCCTGCGGACCATGGGAACAGAGAAGCGTCCGCTCCCCATGACGGTGCTGCGTTTTCTGCAAAATCTTCTCTACGATCATTAATTTTATTAATCTTGTCAACGCCTGCGTCACCTTGTCTTTCAATTATTCTGCTTTGCCTATTAGCCCCAACAGCAATAGCTTCTGCCTTCTCCCAACCAAGAGTGTGCTGGTGCAAGACAGAAAAGCCAATAGTTAATGTGATAAGCTTTGGGTAAAGCTTGTTCACAGGGTCGAAAAACCCTTCCTTAATGTTTGGGTTCCACTGTAGACTGTTTATGACACCAAGCAAGCCACAGGTCCTAACATCTCCGTCAAACCCCCTGGAGGCATCAAATATCAAGTTGGCAAACTTAATCTTCACAAGTGGTCCCTTGGAGATAGTAGAAGCGCTGTCCACTCTAGAATACTCTGGATATAGCATTCTTGTTAGAGTTGAGGTTTTTTGCAAGTTTCCTATAGAGTCTTGCAGACTAAAAGCAGGGATTTTCCAGCTTAAATTGATATTTCTTTGTGTGCCTTGATAAGTCTGTATAGGGTCCGGTCTCCCTAACACTGTCTGAGGATTCCACCGACACTGGAAACTCTCTGTATACGTCTCCAAGAAAGCTTTGAAAGATACTTGAGCGCCAGAAAAAGTCTGATAGAACTCTAAGACTTGTCCTTTTCTCTCTAATGTGTCTGTGGGATCATACATTATGCTTTCTCCTTACTATGGTCCATCAAGTGCTGCCACTCTGGCATCTATCTCTTTCCCATCTAGGAATATTTGGAATCTGTAGACTGGCTGGCCTTCCCTGTCTGTTTGTACTTGTCTTGCTCCTGCGTCTCTAGCAGCTATGGATTCTCTATTTATTTTTTGTAAATTCTCAGTCGTAGCGCCCATGGAAACCCCTATATTAGTGAGCATATCGTTAACAATTTTAAGGGCAGCGCTAACACCTTCGTTTCCAACAACCGCGTTTCTAAGATTCTCTGCTGATTTAATGGCTGGCGTGAATGTGTTTTGGTTAATTATATCAAGCTGTTGAGCAATTCCATCTACCCCAACAGCGACACTTTCAAGGATTTGCATATTTTCCTGAGCCGTTCTCGTTTTTTGCGCTTCGTCCGAAAGCTCAGATTGAGATTTTGCCACGGCATCGGTCGTATCAATAAGATCATTAAAACCTCCGTCTAAAAGCTGTGTTAGCTCTAGAGCATTGTTAATGCCTGGAGTTGCTGCTACAAATGCCTGTATTTGTCGTCTAGACATACTTTCGACGCTTACTCCAGCATCTTCAAAAGCTTGCGATAGCATCTGCATTCTTTCTACGGGCGTCTCTGCCATTGTTAGTTCAACGGAGTTTAGGAATGGACCACCCAATAGGGCATTAAGCTGTCCAACAGCCTGTGCAGAGCCTTCAAATGTGTCTGTAAGATTAAACACTTCTTGAAATTTACTAAATTCTAAGCCCGTTGACTTTGCAGCTGCTGCTGTTTGACGGAAAACTCGCTCTGCTTCTGAACCGAACATTACCATACTTGGCATTTGTGTATTGAAGGTTGTAAACATCTCTTGAGACGTAACGCCTAATTCTTCTGCGAAGTTCTCTAGCCCAAGTGTAGAACGGACAATAGAGTCATCTGCCTGGTTAAGTCCTTTTCTAAAAATCTGGAATGTTGCTGCTGTTGTTTCAGATCCAATCCCAACAGCCTGAAGAGCTACTGCTGCATCTGCTAGAGCGGTCTCGGTTGGGCTTATGCCTCCTTTCGTAAAATCAGTAAATGTCTTTGTAAGATTGGTATATACATTACCCATCTCCGCACCGGACAGGCCGAATTCTCTATTCCTAAAAGTAGCATCTATAATTTTTTGATTATATTGTCCAGCAAAACCAGTACCTTCGTTAAACGACCTAGCTGATTCTAATTGATCTTTTATCACTCTTCGGGCAGCACCAGTAAGTCCTCCGAGGTCCCCCTCAAGCAACGCTATCTGTGTTTTGTAAGCCGCCACGGCACCAGCGCCAGCAGCAAATGATTCCACCTGCTCTTCGTTGGCCCCAGTGGCATCCATAATAGCTGCCTTAACCTGACCAACTGCAGTACCTAGATCAGTAAAATTTCTTACTGTATCGAATATGCTTGGGATAAATTGTGAAAGAGCATCCCCAGCGTTCCCAATCGACACACTCAAGGCGTCGATCTCTTGCGTAGTCGCGTCTATCCCTACAGAACTAAGTAATTGCGCTAGCTGGTTTGGATCCATGATAAGCCCTCTATCTTATAAGTAGTGCTTTATGTTAGATTTTATTTCTGCCTGCTTCGTCTTCTTTTTGCTTTATAAGGCGCTTAACAAACCATCTACGTATAGCAACCGGGAGCGAATAAGATTCTGCAAATGACCAATTGCCATAGTAGCTCAAGAAGAAGAATTCTTCATATATCGATTCTACGTAGTTTTCAGGAAGGCCAAAAAAAGTCAATACCTAGTGGCACCGCCCTGACCACTACATGCTGACAACTTGGACATTCTATCCTCTGCTCCATTTGAAGCGAAGGTGCTGCTCTGTCATATGCCTTTTTAACTTCTCTAGAATCCATAGCTGGCATGTTATCAATAAAGTTTTCTACTTCTTGTCTAGCACTAATAGAGTTCACAGATACAATAACCATCTTTAAGAAATCAGTTCTGTTCCTCTCTGGAAGATTATTCTTTCTATTTGTGTCTCTCATATTCTCTAGGTAGGATTGCTGCTTTGCACTAAGAATCCTTATCTCTGCTGTAAAGCCAGAGCGTGGCAAGACAATGCTAAACGTACCAGCTGGTGAAATAGTGAGATCATCTGGTACCTCCTTGATAGGAATATTAACCAGATCTACAACATGATCATGGTTTGTACCACATGATGGACACTTAACATTAGAAACATATTCTGACCCATATCCTGTCGCTCTAGCAGCGATCATGATAGCACTCTTGTCGCCAGGATAAAGCGTATTCACATCAATAGAGCTATCCACCAACACACTTTGAATAAGCCTATCAATGACAATTCCTCGGCTGATGAGGGCCTGTGAAGTAAGAATATCTTCTTCCTTTGCTGACATATAACGAATCTCCACTTCAGTCTTAAGATGAAGCGGGTGCCCTTCAGGATAGAACTTTCCTTGGGTTGGTAGTTCTACAAACTCTGTTGGGTTAGTGAAGCTTAAAGCACCACTAAACTGCGGTGCAGGAGGGGCTGCTTGAGGAGCAGCCGTCCTAGCACCATTATTTCTCTTAGCCAATTAACACCTCTATTTGTTAGTAACTCTGTCCAGGTCCCCAGTACTTGTTTAGGCCAGGGGCTGGGTCTTCCGAGCCTGGACCTGGGCTTGCCTTGTTGGCACCGCCACCTGGCAGGAATGTCTCAATTGCAGCCCAGTCATAGCGGAACTTAGCCGACAGGGAAGTAAGACCCTCCTCGCCGTACTTAAGGACACCGCCGAAGTCAACAAGCGTAATGAAAGCATTTGTAAGCGTCCAACGCTCAATAACCTGACCATCAGAGTCGATCTGCTCAATCACAACAGACTGAACAGCGTCAACTGCTTCTCTCTTGGAGATGGTCGTAACATCATTAACGCTTGTTGGTGGGACATATCCGGAATCGAAAAGAATTCTTGTTAAGTTAATCGAAGCATCTGGGCTAACAGGGTCGACTAACTCAATGGTTACCTCATTCCAAGTAACCTTTCCAGGGTAGTAGAAAGTATGGTTTAAAAATTCATGGGTGCTAGCGTTCACAGTTACCTGTGGCTTAGTCACAGACTTAGCATACCATGTAGCTCCATCAGGCATGGAACCAATACGCACTAGAAATCTAAAATTTCTTTTTGGTGAAACTTGTGAAGAGGTCCAAAAACCTGCTGAATTTGCCATTTATACTTTTCTCCTTATGTCCTGTTTTAATTAGTTACCTAATTTAATTAATCGTCAAATGAAGCACCACTTCTGGTGATTACGAAGTCAACTGCAATGAACTCAATTGCTCTCGCTGGTTTGAGGAAGATCTTGGCGTACAGGATATTCCTGTCAACAAGGTCCGCAGTAGTGGTTGACTCGTCAAGAACAACGCGGAACTCAGTGAGGCCCAATCTCGCCTGAACAGAACCCAAGAACTTGTCTGCCTCTGTCTTGAAGCGAGTCCAAGTAGTCTGGACATTCTGGTCAAAGAGAATACCAGCAGCGATTCTAGAAATTCTCTTCTTGAGGAAGATGAGAAGTCTACGAACATTAATTCTGTCTAGAGCGCTTGGTGTGACCTGTAGCGTCTTCTGTCCGAAGATTACAATGCCCTCTGAAGGGAACGTAGCGATTGGGTTGATGTTGGCCTCGTAGAGATCATCACGATCCTCTCTGCGTAGTCTCTCGACCGTTGAGAGGACAGGGAACCCACCAGCACCAGTGCTTAGGCCACCTCTTGTAAAGCCAGCTGGGGCGAACCAAAGCTCAGAGCGAGCCTCGGAAGAAGCAAATGTTCCGATAGCAATGACAGAAGGTGGAACCCAAAGTGAACCATTAGAGATGTCATCTCTGATTCGTACCCATGGGTAGAATGTACAGCCGTAGCTTGTATTAATTCTTCTCTGCTCAAGGTTGGAAACTGTTGTAGAAACACTACCAACTCTGTCCTTAAAGTCGTTTGTGGACTCTGTAGTAGGAATGTAGCCACCCTCTGTATCAATGACTGCTAGACAATCAGAGCGAGACTCAGCGATTGAGAGCAGCTGGTCTGTAATGATTGGCTGTGTGATACCCGGTGCGGCAAGGATGTTCGCCTCTACAAACTCTGGGTCTGCAACAGTATCAATGGCTCTCTTAACAGAGTAGTAAGCGTAGCTGCTAGCCTCTGTTGGACTAGCACCAATCGCTGTGTTGTTAAACGGCTCCTGCTCACCAATGTCAACCCCGTCATGTCCACCCCAAAGTGGCATTGTGAAGCGGTTGTACCCAGAATCAAGCGTTGAGGTGTGAGTACCGTTTGCAGCGTTTAGAGACTTATTCGCAACCGACGACTCAGCGGAGGAGCCAGAAACGTAAACCCCTGCAGAGCCGCTAACGTCATCAAGTGTAAAGATGAAAGAATACTCAAAAGCGCCACCAGCTGTAAACGTGTCACTAGACCCTGGCGCTGGTCGAACATAATCAACGTAGCCAGGATCAAACCTTGTACTTGTAGAGTTTATAGTAGGCTGGATACCGAAATACGCCTTAGTTGGATCAGACAAACCGCCGTCAATTGCGTTTGTTCTAAGCGGAATTGATGGGAACAGGAATGAAGCGGTAAACTCAGTAGTACCCGCTGGTGTCGCTAAGAAGGTGTTTGCTGAAATAGTGTCTAGTCCGTCTGGCCTTGTCGTTAAAGGCTGGGCCAGGTTAGAACCAGTTGCGAAAGTAGTAATATGTGTTCCACCTGCGCCTGCCTCACCGGTAACAGAGGAGCCAGAGTCAAATGTATGAACACTACCCGAGAATACAGTAAAATCATTTGGCTTTGGAGGACCGTAGAAGCCAAATGGGAGTAACGCTGGGTCGGCATTACCATCTGCCACAACGGAGTTCATAATTACGTATACATACTTAGACAGGTTGTCAAACTCTCCGTACTGTCGTAGTCTCCTCTGCGAGGTATCCCACTCTACAAACTTATCACCAATCTTTTTAGCTATGTAGTTTTCTGAAGCTGGGTTCAGATTCAAGCCAGTAAACTGTTCAACAATCTCTGGTGAGTTATCTGAATCGCTAGCACGACGAATCTGAACCGTAAAGGTGCCGTAAGCGTTAATATCGTTTTTAGCTGCCTTAATGTCTGTAACCGAAATCTTCAGGTTCTTTGATGCCCACTCAGCGTGGTTTAAAGCTCTAAACTCAAATAGGTTTTGTGTATTTGATTGTGCATCAAACCCTGTGTAATCGGCAGCGGTATTCTGTGAAAAGACAACACCTGTCTTGCCGTCGCTAAAGCCCCTTCTCTTGTAGGAGTAGTTATCAGCAGCAGTGCTTGTGGTCTTAGCTAAAGGAACTACAATTGCATAAGCATCGCCAGATATCGCAGGGTCAGTAACAGCAAATCTTTCAAACGTTTCCCCAAGGAAATACTTTGAGCCTAGATTTCTAACTTCAGCAGCATCCGTATGGGTTGTAGCTCTACCGTTTAGCAACTGTGGGTTAGTATTAAATACTTTTCTAATGTACTTTGAAGAATTGCTGTCAAAATTGAAACTAGTTGTATGAGTTGTTGTGTCGTCAGCACCACCAGTAAAACTTCTTACATCGACTATATCAACGCCACTGGCAGTTGTTATAACATCCGTCAGATTTCCCTGCTCACCCCCTACATCCATTGTGAGAGTTATCTGTGTATCCGAAGACCCTTGAGCAGCCGTTACCCCTGGAACCCCAGCAGTACCGTTACCACTTGACGCAAAGTCAACTAAGCTATTAGTTGTTCCGTTAATCGCATCAATGAGCGCCGCTGCTTTAGCAGCGTCAGAAATGCCAGCAGTTCCGATTGCTATTGTATTGGCCCCTTCAGCCGGATCTGTTGTCTCGCTGTCATCTAGTAGGATGGTGATTGCAGTACCACCTGCCCCTCCTGCAGTAGCCGGGATAGCAATAGTAAACGAAACATCAGCAGAACTAGCTTCGACCCCTGTTGTATCCAGGCAGTCAACTGCTGTTGCCTTGGTTTCTTCCGCGTCAGAGATAACCATCTTGAATTCTGGCCCAGACGCAACTGACTTTATAAGACCCAGGGTGCCCATGTCAGCAGTGTTTGCAATGTTGGTCCCACTAAGCTCAAACGTAACCCCGTCTCCGTAGAAGACAGCTGCCAACCGACCGTTGCCAATATCAACTGTTCTCATATCATCTGAGGCAGAAGGAAATACGAAAAGGCCGAACGCCCCGTCATTAGAGGCGAGTGTTGTGCTGGGGGTTGCGGTTCCCGCCATCCATCCAGCGTAATCAGCAGCAGCAGCATCAGGGCTCTGTGTTCCTAGGAGTCTCATAAAGTTAACAGGGCCAACGCCAGCACGAAGGTAAGCCATAGCAGCGTATGGGGCGTATGTTGGTCCTACGTAGTTGCCGTCACGCCATACATCATCACCACGACCACCGGGGATTGGGTTACCGTAGAACTCAATAAACTCAGAAGGAGAGTTAATTCTGATTGGACGCATTGCAGGGCCGTAGTCAGAGCGACCAATGATGATTGGTCCAACATCTGGCAAGTCATTAGGAAGCTGTGAGTTGTCAACTTCATTGATAAAAATGCCAGGGGATACGAATCTAAACTTTCTTTCAGCCATTTGGTAGAGTCTCCTAAATAGATATCTTCACACAATAAATAGTATTTTAAAAGACGAAAGTCTGATTTTACTCTTTATAAAACAGGTCTATGCTTCTAGTGGAGTCAAACTCTGGGATATCACCCATTATTACTCTTTCCCTAGGAATCTTGACCTCAACAGCGTTTTCTCTTATTGTGATCTTTGGCCTCTCTCTGTTAGGGCCTTCTCCTATGAGATAACCCAATATTTTAATTGTTATTGGTACCTCGTACATACGCTCCTCCTCTCCTAAGGAAGCGACATTACTGGACTGTCCAAAGTCACCTTGGATAAACCCTTCAAAACGATGGCCCTCATGCTCTATAAAAAAGTTGTTTATTTGTCCAGTCTTTGTGATAAACGGAGTTATGATTTCGTTGATTTGCTGTTGGTACTCGGTTCTTACTGTAACAGCGTAATCTACAACAATATAAGTTGGTATGGGCATGGATACAGTTTCGTATAC